ATATTCTTCTTGATAAGTAGACATCATAGCGGCTGCTTCCGCTTCAAGCCTCATCATTTCAATTAATCTTGGTCCATTATCTATAAGTAGTCTTTGTGCATCATTTACATCATTTATCTCAAGACCAAGTTCATTAAATGCATCCGCATTGTTTTTTATCCACTGTGTTTTCTCATTATCAGTTTTTAAACTTTTTAGCTGTTGTTGAAGCATTACAACTTTGCTTATATTACCTGCTACACTTGTCTGTGCATCATTAAGTGCTTTGTTATATGCTTTCTGTGCTTCTGTAGCTTTATCTGTCTCTCCTTTAGTTGCTTTAAGAAGTTTAGAGAAAGTAAATAAAGCTGCACCTGCTGCGAGGATTACAGATACGAGCAATAAATACGGATTACTTTTCGCAATTGTATTGAAGAGTTTCTGTGCAACTGTAGCTTTGCCTGTTGCAACTGTCTCTAACTCTTTAGCTTTAGCAAGTGCTTTTGTTTGAATAGTAGATATGCTCATCATCAAAGCAGATTGCTTTTGAAGTGCATTTCCTACAGCTATAGCACCATTCACACCTTTCTCAACTGCTTGTAATTTAGCTATGACCTTTACAAGACCTTCTGTTGACTTCTCACCAAGCACACCAAGAGAGATGAAGCTCTGAAGAGCTCCACTTGCCGTTGTAATACCTTGTTTGATGCCATCCCAAGCGGCTGTGTCCGAAGCAAGCTTTGCTACAGCTTGCTGGCTATCCATTATCGTATCTTTATACTGGCCAGCTTTGATAGTAAGTTCTTGGATCCTTTGAAGTGCAGCTTTTCCTAAATCGGAATTCTGCATCTCCTTATTCATAGAATTATAGTTGATGGTAAGATCCTGAATTTCCTTTGTTATCTGTGAAAGTTGCTTCCTATAATTGAAAAGACCTTTTTCCTGACCTGTCAACTTGCCTATTTGAGTAAGCAGTTCACGGGTACTCATAGCACCTTTCTTGCCTAAATCATTAACGTCTTTTTGTGTGGATTTGACTGTCTTATCTAATTTTTTAATTTCTTCTTCAGACTGATTTACCGTCTGATTTAATTGAGACGCATCACCTGTAAGTTTTATACCAAGTTCACCTACTGACATTTAAATATGTTACATAAATTTAGTTTCTTTAATTTCACTATTCTTAATCAATTCTTCAGCTTGCTTCATCATCTCTTTCTGTCTAGCTAATTCTTCTTTGTTTGCTATGACATGCTTGTTACCTTCATTATCCCACGGAAGCTCCATGATGTCAGTAATCTTGTTCTTGTTCTTTCCAAGACCGTTGCTGTTGTACAAGCTCCATATCTGATACCTAAGCATTGTCTTGAAGTTGAAGTCTGTATATTGCAAGTTGTTGAAGCAGAAATATGCTTCAGGAATGCTCATTTCATGCATGAAATACTCAAAAGGCACTATTCTGAACTCAAAAACAAGTGTTTTCATAAGTTCAGTTGCCCAACATACTGTTCTTCTTCTCTGCTCGTCTGTTAAGCTTCTGTATTCTTCTTCAATTTTTTTTTATCGTCTTTTGGTGCAAGCACATCATTTATATTAAGATTTCTTGAAGTGAACTCACTCAATTCAATCAATCTATGTGGATCATCATTCAACCACTCATCAAACTCATCTTTTGTGAGCCATCCACTAGTTTGCCATCCTTTCTTAGAACAAAGAACTACGAAATAGTAGAACCAAATAGTCTTGCCGATTGAAAGATTCTCAAGAGTAAGTGGCTCATTGAACTTGTTTTCATATTCTACGAATGCATTGAATGTAAATCTTAGTTCAACTTCATTATCATTAATCTTAACTGTCATATTCTTCTTTAAAATATATTTATATAATATAATCATCTGTTGATGATATACATAAAGAGCAAAGCTCTTTATATTAATATAGAAAAAAGGGTTATGATTTTTAAGTCATAACCCTGTCGGACATCATATATAGAGTGTATGTTATTATGCTGAGAATGTAGTGTATGAAAGTTCACCAACACCTGTGAAGTTTACAGTATAGTTAGCTGCATCACCATTGCTTGAATTCTGTGTGATAGTATCAATAAATACATAACCAGTGAATGCATTCTTAGCAGAATCAATCTCTCTGTAACCGTCGGTTCCGTTTGCATTTACTGATGAATCCATACCATAAGTATTGTTTCCTTGATCAGGACCACCTTCCCATCCTTTACGTAAGCCGTACCAGATTTTGAGCTTGTTGGTTTCTGATTGATATTTCTGGATATATGTGAATTTACAGAAATCATCCCAGTTAAGAGTGTGATCTGAACTAAGTGACCAACTTACTGCACCTGGCATTTTGTAACCAGCTTTACCTGTATCTTTGTCAGATACATCTTGCATCTCCTGGGTGATACTTAAACTCGCGTTTGTGCCAAATGCAAATGAGTGACCGTTTGCATCAAATAACATAACGTCATGTCCTTGAATTCTAATGTTATTTTGTGACATAATTTATATACGTATATATTTTTATATTTATCTTGGTGTATATACTTCAGCTCTGAATGACATGGTTTGTTCATAAGCATTGCCAACCCAATCTTCAGAAGCAGAAGTAATAGTTATTCTTTCAAGCCTTATTGAATCATCCTGTAAGATATGGTTCTCGATGGCTAAACGAACAGCATCGGCTATGCTTACAGAATCATCATAATCATCTGAGTATACAGATAATGTGAAGTTTACAGTATCTCCAGCAAAGTCCTTGTTTCCAACCATATTCTGTATGCCATTTCTCTTTATAGTCATATAAGGGTATGTAGTGTTCTCAGGAACAACTATAGGCCAGATATGGTTCTCAGCAATTAGCTTCTTAACTTCTGTATCTTCTACTAAAGTCTTATGTATCAAATATGTAATCTTTAAACTGTGCTGTCTCATGTGTTATTCACTTTTTCTATTGATTTTTTTATCTCTTTAAGGTATATTCCTTCAACATCTACACTTTGTTTTGCTCTTCCAAAATACCTTCTAGGTTGTATTCTTCCTAAATATCTTTGCTTCTTCAATGCTTTTCCATTTCTTGTCAAAGCATATCTGTCTTTTGTACCTTTTTCTAAGAACCTGAATCTGAAAGTCTTGCTGTTTTCTCTTCCGGTTCCCATTACATGCACCTTGATGAATAGTTCTTCATCATAGTTGTCTTTCATCTTACCAACTCTTACAGCATCAAGAATGTTTTCTTGCTCATATTCTCCCCACTTGTTCTTGTACTGTCCTTGAGCATGGTTGTTATATGTCTTAATGCCTTGTCTAGCATTTTCTACTGTGGTTTCACGAATTTCACGAGCTGCTTTCCTCATTCCTCTCTTCAGGCCATTCACCATCTCCTCTGTCGTAAGCTTCTTCCATTTCTCAAAAGCATCTGTCAAATCTAAACCTAATTCAGCCATTATTCTTGCATCAATGTTGTTGTTACTACCTTCTGCATCAAATCTTTATTCCAATCAATGCTGTTCACAATGTAATATGAACCACCATATTTTATCAAACTGTTGTCTTTTATCTGTATATAATCTCTTATTACAAAATTCTTTGAATAAGGAGTTACTATTTCATCATTTATCACTGACCTGCTTCCACCTATGTGACCAACCTTAGCACGAGTAGTATAAGTAAGCGTCATTGTTTCAGACATAGTACCATAACTTGTCTTAGTTATAGTAGTGTCATATATCTCTATTGGTTCTTTCAACTGTCCTGCAAACATGGCTTAACTTCTTCTATTGTTGTTGTAGTTGCTCTTCTCAAAGGAATAGTTGCGATAAAGATCGCAAAGCATCTCAAAGTTGTTTGGGACAGAGCTCATAGTCACTGTTGAAACCGACTCGCGAACTGCATAAGCTGTTCCGCACCATAAAAGCATAGCGAAAACAAGTGGCTTTGGTATGTGATGCTGGTCATCTTCTAACAGTGAAAGTGGTTGGTCTATATAACGTGAAACGACTTCTTCTGCAGCATCTCCAAGAGCACTTAAATAAGTATCGTCGTCTGTGAACGTTGTATCTATATTAAGATGTTTCTTTATTTCTGCTAGTGTTAAATAAGTCATTTATAAGTTGTTATATATTTAAAAAAGGGTGCTGCCTTTGTGGGACAGCACCCACAAAAAGAATTAATATGATAGAAAAGTGAAAAGCTGTCTAAGACATATAACCCTAGACATTATTTCCTTTTATTAGTTAACACTTGTCTTACCAAGTTTGATAGCGTTAGGTCTTGCAAGCTTGAAGTCTGCGTAACCATTTACGATGATACAAACTTGACCTCTCTTAGCGTAGTAGGTGTCTTCCATGATTTGAAGCTCTGTGTTGCCCCAGAATCCGATTACTAATTGACGACCATCAATAAGAACGAATTCTCTTGTAGGAAGAATTGAAGTTACATGAGTGTCAAGTCCATCTACGCGTCCATTTTCGAGTACCATTCCCGTAGCGTTCGTGCCGCGGATCATTGATTTGAGGTCTGCTTCTGCATGAGGGCTCAATACAACTGACATGTTGTCGAATTTTTCTTGTCTAAGGTCTGCTTCAAGATTTACAAGGTCATTGTAATCTTCAACAAGAGTGTAAGCAAGGTTGTAGCAAAGACCTGCAGGTTGTACTTCACTTGCAGCTTTGTCGCTCCAAATTTGGTTTTCAATTATTGCTGAAGCATAGTTAGCAATGTCTTCCATAAGAGCAGCTTGGCAACTTTCGGTTGCTTGGATGAGCCACTGTTTTGAAACAGGAATGAAACATGAAAATCTCTTAGGAGATAAGGTTACACTGGTAAAGCTTGGTGATGCTTCTGAAGCTTCACCTGTTTCTGATACCCAAGTAGCATAAGATGAATTGAGCACCGGAATTTGTGCATTGTCATGAAGATTTGTTTCAATCTTAGCACCAATCTTGTTGAATACTTTTTCTTCAAGTAATGGACGTAAGCAATCCCAGAAGTCAACAGGTACGGTATCTTCACCTTCAGATGCGACTGTAAGCGCTCTAGAAAGTGTTACATATTGCTCATGAGCATTGTATGCTTCACATATGGCGCGTCCTAATGAAAATTCTTTATTTTCCATATTTTTATCTATAGATATATTTTTAAATTTTTGTAATTCTAATGCATCATTAGCTTTTCTTTCAAGCTCTGCCATTTCTTCTTTGAGAGAAAGAATCTCTTCTTTGTTTCTTGAGAACTCATCGTTCTCATCATCATTCAATGAACGTACAAGAGTCTTAGCTTCATCAATGATGGCAAGATTTCTCTCAGTAAGAACTGAAATTGCATCTTGATATTCTAATACAGTATTGTATTTCATATAATTTAACTATGTATATATTTCTAATATAGAAATGGTCTTAATTCTATAATTATTGACCTATTTCACTCAAAAAATCATTCTTCAAAGCATCAAGGCCATCAAGGATTTTCTTGTTAGCTTCCTCAACTGCTCTCTCAATCTCTTTTCTAGCTTCTTCAGCTTCTGCAGCATCAACTTCTCTCTTGATTTCTTCAAACTGCTCTTGTGCACTCTCCATGTCTCTAGCAATAACAGAAGTAGCTCCATAAGCTGCTCGGACTACTATCGAGCAATCGAAGATATTTGATATCTTGTTGATTTCCTGTATATATCCATCATCATTTCTGTATCTCCTAATCTCATCTTTAGGAGCAGTTCCTTTGAAGCTGCACTCGAAAAGGTTTCCATGACGTACATTGTAGAGAACTTCATCGCCAAGAGCTGTCTCTGGTGCATCAAAAGCAAAGTAAAGTCCATCTTCACGAAGCATGAGCTCTAAAGTGCCTTGTCCTTTGTAGAATCTTGCAAGCATACGAGAATCATCATGGTCTACGTTGAGAGTGACGTCAGAATTTGCAAGCATGTCCTCAGATATAGCATCACGATGGATAATCTCTGTGAATCCACCAAGATCTTTGCTGAAGCTTTCAAAAACTATTGCACAACCTTCAATTCTACGTGAATCAAGGTCTTCATTTCTTTGAATCGTTCCAAGTGAACGGAATATTACTTCATTATTCATCTTCTTTCTCAGTATTTTTTTCTTCTTTTTCTTCTTTTCCATCATTGTTGACTCTGTTGTCGTTGATGTTAGTGTATGGGATGATAAGATCATCACATCCTGGCTTCTCAACATATCCCATAGCAGCTCTAGCTTCATTGATAGACATCAAGCCATTCTTTACAAGTGAAGTGTAGTAGTTAGCTGTTGAAGCTTTGTCAGAGAACATGATGGTCTCTTCTTCAAAATCTACAGCATATTTAGCTCTTTGTGAAGGACGAATGAGCTTTCTGTTGAATTCCTCTTCAATGAGGTTGATTAATGGAAGAAGAGTATGGATTACTAGGTCAGCTTGTGCCTGCTCGATGTTGTTGTATGTGCTTCCTGTGTTGATTCCTAAGAGGATTGGATTGATGTTGAGGTAGCGACAAATCTCGAGCACATTGAACTGACGTGTCTCAATGCATTGTGCATCTTTTTGCGAAATACCAATCGGCTTAATCTCAAAATCATTGCCTAGGACAGCAAAATTACCATTCTTGTTACCCCCTCTAAACGCATTTGTCATCTCATTGTATGCTTCCATCTTCTCTTCTGTGTCAAGGATTCTGTTTCCTTGCAAGATATAGTTCAAGTTGCATCCAGAATCATAGAAAGCAAGAGCAGATTTGTCTGCTGCAGATGAAAGAGGGATGATTATGTTAGCATATTTGCTGATTCCAACACCAATTCTTCCATTCTTGCTGTTCTTGAAGAGATGAATCACGTTAGAAGAGTCAAGAAGTTGTGAGCCGGTCAAGAAAGGTATTTGATAACCAATTGTGTTGTTCATCTCGTTGTAGAGAATAGTGTACGTTCCAGGAGGACAGTACACAATCTCTTTAGGATCACCATTCATCTCTCTCTTTATGTATGCAATGCCATTTCCATTGATGTATATGTCATGGATTAGCTGCTTGATGAGCATGAATTTAGTGAGCTTGCTGTTGTAGAGAGCTTTGATTACTGGGTGATCTTTGACAATTTCCTTAGTCTCAATGTCTTTTACACAAATCTTGATGTTAGAAATTTGGGATGATATCAATTCCACCCCTCCAAAAAATGAGCTTATAGTCTCAGGATCAGTGATTGACCAGTCACTTAGATTGAACGTCTTTCCACGTTGAGAATACATTGTAGAATGCTCTGGTCTCTGTATTTCATCAGTATTTCTCTTTATTTCTTTGTTTTTTCTAGAAAAAATTCCCATAATTGACTGTAATGGGTATATTTATGATATACTATATAACTAATATAGAAATGTTGTGGTTTTTATTACTTTATCCACTTCAAATCATGCGCTTCTGAATATTCTTCATCTGTAAGTGTGTCAAGTGCCATGCATTCTTTGATGCTGTCTTTCTTGTGAAGCGCACCGTGACATTTTTTGCAAACCGACATAAAATTTTTAGGATTTGTAAGCAGTTGCAACCTGTGTTCTTCATCTATGCCTCGTCCAAACGGAACGACATGATGCACATGCTCTGCCGATGTCACTTTATCGTGCTTAAGACAGACTTCGCAAACTGGATGGGTACGAAGGTAGTAGTCTCGCTCACCAATCCACTGTGGATTTCTGTAATACTTGCTCCATTTCTTATAATAGTCTGTCTCCGTCCTCTTTATAT